GGGCTACAGGGGGCAAACGACGGCATTGGCAGCTAGCGACGACCGTTTTGTCGTAGTGAGCAACCTGCAGGTAATCGAGCTGCTCCAGGCTGTTTGGAGGCCCGTCGGGCATGGGGACGGTCTCAGCGTCCAGAAGCCCGAACATGAGGAGTAGTACGGAGTTACACATAAGGCATACACCGATTACAAAAGTATCGTAGCGCACAGAGCGCTTGGTCTAGCGAGACGCGGAAAATATCCGGATTTAGGGGTTGTCTTGAGTTGGACTCATGAGATTGGCGCTGAGCGCAGCGAAACCGTGTTTTGAGCGCACATAGTGCTACGGAGTAGGGGGTACGTACCCAAGGCTACTAGAAAAATATTTCTATTACTAAGAGCAGTTAACGCAAATTGCGCAACTCACTTGAGACCCCCGAGACCCGGCGAATCTGGGTATTTAAAAATCCAGCTAAGGTCGCATTAGTACGCAATTTACGAAGGGTCCTAATTGTTATAAAGTACCACTTACTTATTGAAATACGTACATATTTGCTTATGCGTGCAATTTACGTTAAGTACGAAGGGCTAAAAAGTTTTTACGTAAGCTGTGTTTTTTTGAAACGCTGTGGGAATACTGGCTAACAAAGGGTTGACAGTTCGCTATTTAGTAGTCCTATACTTGGAGTACTTACAGGTCGACTATGGATTACAGGACTTCTGCTCGGAATACACCTTTCGAGTCACCTGATACAGAATTTTGGCGTTTGTGCCGTCAGCGGGGCTCAGAACTCAACGTGCCTGCCTGGATGCTTGCTGAGGAAGGTTTTCGTCATGAGCAGCAAACGTTACGGAAACCAACTTCTGGCTCCACTAGGGGTTGACGCTAGGCGCCAGGGAAGTTACGCTTCTCGGGCGCACCTGCGTTTCACATGAAAATCAAAACCAAAGAAGACGTTCAGCAGTACTGGGGCCAGTACGCTTCCCGAGAAGCTCGGATGGAACGATTTGAACGTATATATACATTGTATATTCAGGAGGGTTTATCCCTGCAGCAAATCGCTGATCAGTTCGGAATTTCTAAGCAGCGTGTTCATCAGATTCTTTTAAAAGAGGCAAATGAGCCTGAGCTTTTGGCTATTAAACGCCGGGCAGATATTGTCGAACGTAATACCTGGCGTACTAAAGAGATCGAATATCAAATTGAGCAGGGTTTAAGCTGTTCAAAAATTGCGGCGATGTTGGATATATCCGTCAACGTGGTTAAAAGGGTCAGCGCACGTTATCGCAGGGCTAAACAAACGGAGATCAGATAGAATATTAGACTAGGAGGGGTTGTTGCAGCTGATGCCTGACGGAGTAAACAATCCGCCCTGCCTTACACATGGCGTAGAGCCTCGGGCTCTACACCAGCATAACTTCCAGGGCATCGTTGAGGTTATTGATTTACTTATTGCGAATGCAAGCGGCATGGGAAGCACTTCTTACTCAAGGTGCCCTGCAGGATACCCTTGGAACTTTGAAGGCGTTGTACGCGCACTAGAAGATTTAAACACCACTCTTAGCGGAGTCACCGGCGGCGGCGTGGGACCCAGCGGTCTCGGCATTATCGGTAACGGCGGCACCTCCGTCAATGTTTCTGGTAATTTTTACGTTGTTTCGAGTGTCGCCGGGCCTTTTGCTGGGTCTGGTGTGCCCTCGGATCCCTGGAATGGCTCACTTTGGTACAAACAAGACCAAGGGCGCCTGTTTGTATACGCCAGTGGCGAAAATGCGCTAGGCAGCGGCGGCTGGTATCAGACCAATGCTGAGCCGATTGTCTATAAATCCGAAACCCCACCGTCTGGGACAGGCGATAACGCTCCGCTGCGGGACGGCTTGCTCTGGTACAACACCGATTTGGGCAATCTGCTCGTTTATGACGCCGTTTCGAGCGGTTGGTACGAGTCTGGACCGCGCCGCGATTTAGCTTTCCGTTCAACGGAACCTTCGGCCGCCGTGGAAGGCGAAGCTTACTTTGACTCAACTGAACAAGTCATTCGTGTTTGGGATGGGTCTAAGTGGGTAGGTAATACTTCTATTACTTTACCTGCTGTAATTACTACAACCACAGCGGGGACTGTTTTAAATAGTTATTCTGTTTCTTCCCCAGGTACACGTACTTACACTATAAGTGTTGAAAGAGGAGGAGAGGTTCAAACATCCGACATTAAGTGCATCAATACTCTTACTGATGCCTATACTTCGCAGTTTGCTATCGTGTATTCCAGTGGTGTATTGGCTACCTTTAGCGGCGCCGTCGTTGGTTCTAGTGTAAACTTGTTGGCGTTCAGCAATAATGCTGATTCCACAACATTCCGACCTATTCGCATTACACCCTAATGGCTAAACCTAAGAACACTCAACTGATCGAATCGAAGCCAAAAACAACGTCCATCGGGCACGGAACTTTGTCCCGTCCCGAGAGACGCGGCAAAAAGCGCTACAGGGGCCAAGGAAAGGGCTAAAATTGTTATAGTCTCTAAGCCGCAGTGAGTTTTAGCGTTCTAACTGCTGGCGAATACATTTACGGGGGCAGAGCCGTTGCTGTTAATAGCAGCGGCTACGCCATCCTCGCGAATCCGTTTTCGGCCGACCGCTCGCGCGTCGTGGGAATTTCCGCCGCGCCTGCGGAAGCCGGAACTCGGGTTCGCATTATTACGACGGATATCGCGCCGGTTTCTACTGCCGGCATGACGCTGGGTAAACAGGCTTATTTATCTATAGAAGCGTCTGGGACGCTAACCACTGATTTTGCTGGATTAGTTGCTTCTGGTTATAACGAGTTTTACGATCCTTTTTACGTAACTAAGGTTGGTAATGCGCTGGGCACAGGTACAACCAAAATTGAAGTCGAAGACGGTGTGTTGGTTGTCAGCGAAAACGCAGCTTTATTAACTGAGGATCAATCTCCCTTGATAGAATACCTTGTAGCCGAAGATGGCTCTAAAATACTCTTAGAGAACGCGTAACTTGTGGCCAACCGTAAAATCTCAGCCTTTTCGGACATTGGCCCTTCGCCCAGTGGATATGTTTATCTGCCGGTTGTCGATCGTTACGAAGCAGCCGACGACGATAAAAATAAATTAGTTACAATCAGCGGCTTAGATGCTCGTTATACGGGCTATCCGTACTTTAATGCGGCTGCGTTACCGCCGGTCACGACCACGACTATTTCTGGAACTCCTTTAGATACATTTTCTAGCGGGCTTTTTGATTCCGCTCGGTACTACATTAAGGCCAAGCGTGGTAACGAGGTACAAACCAGCGAAGTTCACCTAGTTCAAAACGGCGCAAGCACTGTAATCACTGAATACGCTGTTCTTTATACAAGCGGCATTCTTTCTACTTACAGTGGTACGTTTGTCGGCAATAGCGGGGTGCTTGAAACGTACTCGAACACGACTGCTTCCACTAAATACACCGTAATTCGTTATGGCGACACGCCTGCGTAAGCTTTTTGCTGCGGATAAACAAGCTCACTTTTTTGCTGGCGCCGCTATTTACGGATTTTGCAGTCCTTTTGGCGTCGCTCCGGCGTTATTTTTAGTGTGTTTGGGTGCAATATCTAAAGAGATGGCAGATTTAAGGGGTTCAGGTACGCCTGAGTTTGCTGATGCTTTAGTGACAATTTTTGGCGGGCTTCTACTTGCTGCTTGGTTTAGTTTTGTAAGTCGGTGAGCCGCGTTCGCCGTTATCTAGACTTAACACCTTGCGGCTATACTATTAAAAAAGAACCTACGTTGTGACCACCCGCAATATCTTCAACCGCTCTTTCACCAGCTTCACCAGCAACGGTAGCCAGGTGTGGCTCGTCAACGGCGGAGGCACGACGTCAAGTTATACGTCGCCGTATACAATATTCGCCGGCGAGAACCTGATCCAAGGCGATGTTGTTTATACCAGCGGCAACAGTCTGGCCGTCAAGGCTACAGCCCTTAGCGGCGTGGATCCGGCGTTCTACTACCCCATCGGCGTCGCAGTTACCGCAGCAACTGCAGGCGCCGAAGTCGAAGTGAACTTGGACAGCGTGGTCGTTGTGACCGGCGCCAACATTACCGACGGCACGCAACTTGTGCCAGGCACCGATTACTTCCTGTCTAAGTACAACGGCCAAATCACTCAGTACTCGACTGCATCGGGCATCATTTCGGCCAGTGGACTTAACCAGTATGGTGCTTCGGTTCGCGTTGGTCGCGCCATCAGCCCATCCGAGCTGGAAGTCGAAATCCAGCCTCCTGTTTTATTAGTTAACTGAGTATAATCTTTTAAGTACTTTATTTTTTTTTTATCGTGACTGCTCGTAACTTTACTGTTGTTCCAGGTTTTCAATACGAAACCGAAGGAGCAGACGCCGTTGTACGCACTCTGGAAGACAAACTTTCTGAGACCCTTAGTATTAAAGATTTTGGTGCTGTCGGAGACGACTCTACAGATAATTATAGTTTTCTAGTTGCCGCTATTAACGCGGCTGTTACACAAAAAAAGATCTTAACTATTCCCGAAGGGCGCTATCGAATCAAACAAAGAGGTAGTGAAATAAACATAATTGATTCATTGACTATTAAGGGTACTGGAGGCACTATTGTTTGGGATTTTACAGAGGTAGTTGTAGGCGGCGGTTTAATACGCCCTTCCGGAAGTTCTACTGAGTTAACTTTAGACAATGTTTTTTTTGATGTAGTATCTAATAATCAGGCTTTTAACAGCTGGTTCGGTCTTTATTTTGATATAAAATCTTTAATTATTCGCAACTGTACGTTTAACAGGACGAGCGGCACATCCCTTAACTTAGTACAAACAGGTAATAATTACGTCAAAAGCATAGAAATTACTGGTTGTTACTTTAAAAATACAAGCGGTCCGTGGAGATCAAACGATTCTACAGGAACAACGTCAGCAATAACTATAAATAATAATATTTTTGATGGCAGCGGTGTTATCGGTATGAATTCTCCTTCGGGAGTTTTGGAAAATGTTATTATTTCCAATAATCAAGTAAAAAATATAACCGGTGGCGGCGCTATTGAAAGTGACGGGGGCGACTTTTTTACAATATCTTCTAATTGTTTTGAGTCTGTCGATGTTGCTGTAAAGATTGAACAATTTGCTAATAGAGTTTCTATTACCGGGAATATTTTTAAAGACATTACTGGTCCTTCTGATGGCGCTATTCAACTTAGGTCTTCCAGTGGTAATGCGGTTGTAACTGGAAACTCTTTTACAGGTAATCAGAAACGAAGTGTTCAGTATAAGAGTACTTCTGTTGCTACTTTAACCGTAGATTGGAACACTTCTTCCTACAGTTCTCCCGTACGAGTTTACCGGGCCGGTCCCATTACAGGAGGCGTGGATGAGTACGAATTGTCTCCCTACGACTTTTCCGTGACACCCGGAACAAGTTCTACAATTACTGCATTACAAGGAACTTTTCCAGCTCCGTTCACTTATAGAATTGAACAAGACACGCGACCATATTGCGCTGTTCAGTTGGACGATTATGATAGTTTTGCTGACGGGGCTCAAGGCATAATCATAACAGATAATTTTATAGATTCCTTTGCTTCTGGAATAAGGCTAGAAAAATCCGTTTATGGGTGTGTAATAGATAATAATAAAATTAAAAATTGCGGCTCCGCGATTAATTGTACTCAGAACACAGAATACAATTATACGGGTATTGTTGTTGGGGATAACAATGTATTAAGCAACGTAGATTATGCTGTTAAAGGAAACATATGCTCTAAATTAGGTAAATTTAACTACGAAGAATACGATAGTTTTTATCTAGGCACTCCGAACGAAGCTAATTCAATCAATTTAGCTAATCTGTGCAGTCTTTCTAATTGGACTACCGAACTTAAAGGCTTTGCTGCGTCAGGAAAAATAGAGCCGGTGACGGTCGCTACCGGGAGAACTGGCGATCTTTCTTCGGCAGGTACCAGGATCATTAATAACATCAGCAGCACCTCCGGAATTGTGGTGGGGGATATAATTACAAATAACGCATACGTTCCTGCTAATACTGTAATTATCAAAATAAGTGGTTCGACTTTAACGCTAAGTAATGAACTAACTAACCCCGGATCTTCTGTCGGCGAGTCGTTTGATTTTAAGCATCCTTCTCCGTATCTCGTACGTTCAGGCGTTAACAAAGTTTTAATTCTGGAGCAACTTCCGGCAAGAATTCGCGGAAGTATGAAAGTTTGGAGTTATCAGTATGCTTCCGGTTCTGATCGCGGACAGTTTTTTGGAGAGTATGAAATTTTTTATGATGGGACTACTTTAATTTCGCAACCTTTAAATACTTACGCTACCGGTGAAGTTGGGCATAATGCTAACACAGCAGATGAGGCTTTTTCAATAATAAATAATAAATTGTATTTTAATATAATTAACAACTTATCTAGTAGTTATTATAAATTTACTTTTGATTTTGAGGGTTCTTTATTGTATGCCGCTTCCTCTAATCCTTACTCATCGATTTCTCCTGTTAAGCCTTTTTTAAACGATAGCGGTAAACGTGTATGGACACAAACTGATACAGGAAGTAGCGTCATTCAATCGCCTAACAGCTCCAATCAAGTTGTTGTTTTAGATTCCGTTTTTGGCGGTTTGGTGCAAGTTAGTCTCCCTGACCCTAGTCCCGGTTCAGAATTTACCGTTGCTGTAAATACTATAGGCTTTGCAGGTTGTAATTTATACGTTAAAAGTACTTCGTATCAAAGCATACGATATGTGTCCCCTTCTGGAGGAGGCACGCTTATTACTGGGACTACTTTAAGTGCTTTTCCTGGTAATCTAAGCGGCGTTTCATATCCTGTCGTTCGTTTGTCTGCTGTTTCAAGCGGCGAATGGACGATAGATTCTACTTTTCCCGGTATAAACGCTATTGCTCCTTATTGGGTTTTAAGTTGACCTATGTTGAACTGAATTTTTTAATACTAGTAATACATCTTTGGTTTTAACTAATTAGAATACAGACAGTCCTCACATACCATGTGACGGAACGTGATTTACTATTCGAGTTACAATGTTTATCGCGATCTACAGCACGCAAGAGGTTCAGGAAGGATATTTTTGCAGCGTGGGAAAGCAGGTGCGCTTACTGCGAAAAACCGGACCCTAGGACTTTAGATCACGTCGTACCTAAATCAAAGGGCGGCATGACCGTACGATCTAATCTTATACCTTCGTGCGGTGATTGTAATTTGTCTAAAAGCAATGAACGCTGGGATATTTGGTACCGATCCCAGACATTCTGGACACAAGATAAAGAATTAAAAATACTGGAATGGGTCAATCGTGATCACAACGAATCTGAGTCGGCTAAGGAGTACGAAACGCTATGTAAGGAACCGTTGTTACTCCCAGCGCTCGAAGACGCCGCGTAGATTTGTATAAAATAGAGGTGGCGATATTAAGTACCGATGCCAGAGTGGCTGCTCGCCCTGATCGCTTCCTCAGTGGTGAGCGGAGTCGGGCTTACTTGGAAGAGAATTTCGGACACGAATGATCGAGTCGACAAGCTTGAAGTCCGGCTTGCCGAAGATTACGCAACTAAAGGTGATTTAGACACAGCGTTTGACCGGGTGGACAAAGCGCTGTGCCGTTTCGAAAATAAGTTGGATGCTCTGGTTATGTCTGAGCTTCGGTCGTTCCGCGAAGGAATGATCAATAAGGTCAGTGGAATCGAGGAATCCCTCTGACCTTAAAGACGTCACTTCTTGGCGATTTTGGTTACGACACCAGCCAGGACTTCGATAAACTTGTAAATCTTAGCGTACGCAGCATCATCAGCAGGTGTTGGGGTAAGGTTGATAATAATCAGTGCCATACCGTGAGCAGCGGCGCCGAGTGCGACGATGTCGGCCCAATGAGTGGTGATGAAGGAGAAGACGTCAGCCATCTGAGTTTGAGGCGGTTATTTATAGTTTAGTACCAGAAAGTTAAGATTAGGTGTACGGATAGTGCGGTATGGAAGTTATGTGATTTGGCGCACCGCAGCCCCGCAGGGGCGAGGATAGGGGTCTGGTTAGTCGCGCCGCCAGGTCGATTTGATCTCCATGGTGCCACCCAACAGGTCCTGCGCTTTGGACCCGTCCGGTTCGTGCTCTATATATTCGTATTTCGGCGGCTCCTCCTTCTCCCACTGCTCCACCAGTTTTTTGGCCTGATCGCTTACGTCCAACATCGTCCGTTCAACCTTCCACAGCTCCCAATCCGGCCGCGTCCAATCCAGCACCTTACCGACCCACGGTTTGCGCTTCAGTGCCGGCCACACGTCTAGCAGTTCTAGGATTAACTCGTGTAGCACTGCATACCATATGTTGTACTCTTCCATTTTGATTTGATTCGGTGCGTTCTTAGTTTAGCTTGTTTCGGCCGCGTGGTTTCGCCTGTTTTGTTTGTTAGACTTTACTCAGGCAATTTTGTAGTAAATGGCTACTTATCGACCCATAGTTTTAGTGAGCGGAATTCCTTCTGAATTGCCTGCAGGGTCTGAAATTACTGGCGGTGCTTATCAGCTTAATACTATTACCGCAGGTAGCGGTCTTTCTGGGGGAGGGACTATAAGTTCTAGTCCTCGTTTAGATATAGAGCTTGTCCCGAATGCAAGCGGTCTTTATTTCGATGGTTCGAGTCGATTAGGAGACGACGGCACTTCATTAGCGTCAGGTTTGGCAGCTTTAACTGTTGCTTCGACGGCTCTGGCCTCCGGGAATTCTGCTTTAACTGTAGGCACTACCGCACTAGCTTCCGGCAACGCTGCTCTTGTAGTTGCTACTAATTCTTTGCCTCTTACTGGAGGCACGATGTCCGGTCCCGTTACTTTGAGTGGTTACGGTCCGACCTCGCCAGCCCTTCGGTCTAACGCTAATACAGGTGTTTATGTCTCTGGTTTTTATGTCGGCATTAGTTCTAGTGGAATAGGACAACTTTTAGTAGGTCCTGACTATGCCAAAGTAGAAAGAGATTCTCTTCTTATAGAAACGAGTAAAACGCCGGCTTCTGCTGGAGATTCCGGCATCGCAGGTCAAATTTCTTGGGATAGCAACTATCTTTATGTTTGTATCGCGACTAATACTTGGAAGCGAGCCGACATTAATACTTGGTAACTCTCAACTGCTATACTTATTTCATCTAGGTGCTATACATGTCCGAACTTACCCGCGATCTCGAACTAAACTCCGTTCTGGCTTCCGGGATCTCGGACGCCGGTCAGCGTAGCGGTTCGACTAATTTTCAGCAACGCCGCGTAGTTAGCCCCGTGGCCAGCGGCGTGATCGTCGATGCTACAACCGCCAAGTACGACACCGCCGACGGCAAGTACGGCATCAGCGACTATTACCGGTTCCAAGCCACCGCAACCGGCGTGATGCACGTCAACATCCGCGAGCAGAACAGCCTGCGCAGCGTGGTCGTGCTGGATTCAACCGGCACTGAGGTGATGACCGCCGAACCCTCCAAGTACAGCAGCAGGGCCAACTCGGTTACAACCCAGCGCATTGCGTCATCTGGTCTTTACTACGCGTACATCCAAAGCGGCGGCCGCAGTTCTGCTGAGTATCGGATCGATATCGACGTCATCGAAGAGTGAAGATCTCACAAAACGGCATCGAGCTCATTAAGAGCTTCGAAGGCTGTGTGCTGACTGGATATCCGGACGTCGGCGGCGTGCCCACCGTGGGTTACGGCTCGACCGGCCCGGATGTCTACATCGGCATGAAGATCACACAGGCCGAGGCTGAACGGCGCTTAGCTAAAGAACTGGAGCACTTCGAAAACGGCGTCTCAAATTTAGTCAAAGTCGCGATCAATCAGAATGAGTTTGACGCGCTTGTCTCATTCAGTTTTAATGTGGGACTTGGCGCGTTTCAACGAAGCACTTTGTTGCGCTTGCTGAACGACGGTACGGAAAGAGATATTGTATCTTCTGAGTTTCTCAGGTGGAACAAGGTCGACGGCAAACCTGTCGAAGGGTTAACAAGGCGGCGCAAAGCTGAACAGGCGCTATTCTTGACCAAGGTCAAGCATCCGCAGTTGTCTTCCTCAATTCTGGCTGAGCAGGACACCTGGCTCAAGCGCCGCCCGGTGCAGAGCTCGGAGCTTGCCGCCGAAGACAAGCTGTTCGTGCCCGAGGGCTCAGCGTGGGCTTGGACGGAGATTCGTATTCATTCCGGCGAGCGTCATCAGCAGGTTGTTCTGGAAGCCCAGCCGAAAAAAGAATGGTGGATGTGGCCAAAACATTTTAAAATTATCAACGACACAGAGCCGCAGGAAGGATCTCCGAAACTTGACGGCGAAATTAAATTGGTCGTTCCGTACTTCAGTCAGCGGGATAATGCCAAAGATCCGATGCGGACTTGCTTCAGCAGCAGCTGCGCCATGCTGTTAGCGAGCCTGGATCCAGATGCGATAGACGGCGATGACGAATACACGAATGAAGTTTTTAAATACGGAGATACTACAGAAGCATCGGCTCAACTTGATGCGTTAAAGCACTTTGGTGTCGACGCCCGTTTTATTCAGAACGGCGACTGGGGTTTGATTGAAAGTCAGCTGAAACGGGGAATCCCGGTTCCGATCGGTGTGCTTCACAAGGGTTCAGTTTCCAGTCCTACGGGCGGCGGACACTGGCTCGTGGTCGTAGGTATTACAGCAGATAAAACTAAGCTCTGGGTGCATGATCCATTCGGGCAGATGGACTTAGTTAACGGCGGTTATGTGTCGACCGATGGTAAGTATCAGCTCTACAGCAAAAAGAACCTCGGACCGCGTTGGATGGTTGAAGGTCCCGGTTCAGGTTGGGCTATAATTGCCAAGTAATACTTTGATTTGATATGAACAGTGAAGATTGGACTAACGTCGCTGAGTGTGCTGACGCTCGTGTTATGGAGCGCACGTTTTCTTTTGACGACGAAGAGAACAACATTCTGGGCGATCTGGAGACGCGGGAGATGGCGCGTGCTCAGTCTTACAGGGAGACTCTGATCGGTTCTACTTACATGGACATCACAATGGAGATTGCCATGGCGTTTAATCAGGCGGATCTGATCGAGGATGTCGCTGACAAAAAAGTTACAGGCATCCGAATCGACATTGTCACCGAGTAAACTGAAAGGCCCGACCCAAGCGCCGCGTGGCAACTACGGACAAGTACGCCGAGCTCCTTGCAAACTGGAGTGTGACAGAAGAGCAGAACCGGGCAGATTTTTTGGACTTCCTTTACGATTTATACGAACGTAAGAACGGTTTGTATACCGGATTGTGGCAACAGTTTTGTAACGACATGGCTGTGTTCCTGCGTAACTCAGTTAAAACGGATCTTATGCTGGTTCAGTTTGCGGCTATGAATTTAAAGTCTACAGTTGTTTGATATAATCTAAGTGAGTAGTTAGTTAGCAGGATGGCTAGAGATTACGATAAAGAATATAGGGAATATCAAGGCACTGAGAAACAAAAGAAGCGGCGAGCGGCGCGTAATAAGGCGCGTCGTCATCTGGAAAAGCAGGGTCGGGTCCATAAGAGAGATGGCCAGGATGTGGATCATCGTGATCGCAACCCTCATAACAATTCCTCCGCTAACATAAGGGTACGGTCTAGAAGCGCTAATCGCGGGGACAACAAATAAGATGGCGATCATTCCCGGCTCTGATAGAGGTACAGCGCCCGAAGCGATGCCTCAGTTGGCGATGCCTACCCTGGGTACGCTAAACCAAGAGCCCATGATCGGCATTCGCCGCGTGGCCCAGATGGACAACACCAATCGAGTATCGTCGCAGTACGCACACGATCGCGGCTTTTATTCTAGACCTCCTGTAGGTCCTGTAGAGTACGGAGAGGGAAATATAAAGAAATCCGCGGCTCTGACGGGTCCCGCCGGATATAACCAACGGAACATTCCTCTTCCTAACTCACCTGACGATATGAGTCAGGCCGAGTACATGATTTCTTTGGGCGAGGATACTCCTAAAACTCGTCAGATGCTGCGCCAGTTGACCTCCGTTCCGAAGCAAACTATGCTTCAAACACCTTCTTTTGGCGACGCTTATCCCTTCCAGTCCAGCAACATGGCTGACAATCTGTTAGCCCTGGCCAAGATGAAGAAAGAGGGTTTAAAGTGACCGATAACGACTTTCCGATTCGTTTAGCTGGACAGCGTTTCGGTCTAGACGCCGCACGCATGGCACGTATCACGCCTTCTGAAGTTACGTCTCGCCTTCGTTACCAACAGACTTTCCCCCGCACATGACCCGCCTCGCAGGCTCTCTGATCAACATCAATCCCGCTGCTATCCCGCAGTACGGGGATCGCTGGGCAGGCCAGGTCATTAAGGAAAACCCCGGCATTGTGGAGCGCGTGGCATCCGCGATCGGTATAGTACCTGCAGCCCAACAGCCGTCTGGTGAACAGTTTGCACAACGCGAAGCTTGATTGGATCACTCAGGATCCTGAGGCTGTTGTAGCCCGGCACGCTCGGGTCAGCACCAAGAATCCTGATCGGGCTGAGTTCGAGAAGCTGCTGACCTTCTGTATTAACGAAGGGCACTGGAGTATATTCGAGCAAGTTTGTGCTTCGTTTGAGATCGTTACGAGTCGCGCTATTTCAGCTCAGATAATTCGTCACAGATCTTTTCATTATCAGGAGCTTTCGCAGCGCTACTGCACGCCTGATAAAGTACTGGATGACGCCTGGGCTAACTGTTGGGACTTCGAGCTTAGAGCTCAGGATTTTAAAGATCGCCAAAACAGTCTTGAATTTGGGGATGAGACCGTTAAGGAGGTCTTGAAACAGCGCATCAAAGAGGTCTTTTCGGAGATCGAGGATGTATATCAGACGCTTCTTGAGTCCGGCGTGGCACGGGAATGCGCTCGAAATATTCTTCCGATGTGTACGCCGACAAAGCTCCACATGCAAGGCACACTAAGGGATTGGATTTTTTATGTTGGTCTCCGGGGAGCCAACGGTACGCAGAAAGAACATAAGTACATCGCCCATGACATTGGCCGCGCATTATCTGCTTATGTGCCGACTTCGATTAAAGCGCTTCTTCGTTCGGACAATCCCGCTGTCGAAGGCTGGCGTGTCATCGAGAATTTAGAAATCGGTTGATCCTGTGAATTAAAATTCTTAGCGACGGAGCCTGAGCCCCTGTTACATCCTGACGAGGCGTCTCACGCTCAGGCCATCAAATTTTTTAGTCATTACCACTTCTATGTCTGAACACGACTGGCTAGAACCGATTGATCGCCGCATCCGGTACACACCGCCCTTTTCAATGCGTGGTAGTGTGGTAGGGCAGCGGCGCACCAACGCCCCGCCCCATGACCGCCGACCGGAGGATCGACGATGACCAACACTAACACCACTGTTTACTTCCAGAAGGGTGACGACCGCCTCGCCATCTGGACCAACAACACAAATCGGTGGACCTTCACAGACTTCACCACCCATAAAACGCGCAGCTACACGCAGCAGTTGGCGATGGCATTGTCTGCATCTCTCGCTGCTGAAGGATACGAAATGACAATTCACCGCTGAATCATATCTAACCCTCTCCCCGAACTCAAGCAGTGGCGATCAGATGCCGCACAGACCATATTGGATGCCTATGAAACCACTATCGACAGGAGTAACAACGACCGTGGTTATGAGCCTGGAAACATTGCCGTAATCCCCCTTCGTGCTAATGTGCTCAAGTCCAATGGCACGGCTTCAGAATTTGAAAAGGTCGTAAAGTACATGAAAAGCCACGGCTCGTAACCATTACCACTAATCACCCATGACACAACAACATCCCATCACCCCGCCGCCTGAGTTGGTGCGGCAGTGGCTAACTGAAGAGTGCGAACGCGGACTTACCGCTGACCACGTCGCCATCCAAGCCGCACGCTGGGGCAGCGATCAGGAGCTCGAGGCGTGCTGTGAGTGGCTGAAGTTAGAAGGTCACGAGCACGAACATGAGGCACTTATTGCCGCACGTCGTCCCAAGCCACCAAGCTTGAAGGAGCAGGCGCTGCTGGCTCTTAACAAGCTGCCGCCTAACCGCGACTGCGGAGTGGCTCATGACACCATCCGCCGCGCACTGGAGCAACTCGATGACTGAACTCCAGCACACTGATGACGATCTCGATGAGTTTGCAACCTTCTGGTGGGGACCAGACACAGATGACCTCACCGTTACCGCAGCAATCGAAAACGGCCAAATGACCGCGTTTGCTAGGGCTGTAGCTACATGGATTACCGAGTAGTCGCTTCCACTTCTATGTCTGAACTTTCACTCGCTGCTCAGGCGGTGCTTGATGCGTTCGACGCCAAGCAAGATGAGATGCACGAAGTGACTTGGCTTACTCGCAACCCTGATCGAGATTGCATTGCCGCCGCCCTGCGAGTTGCTGCGGATCAATTAACCCCTTATACAGTCTCAGAAATGGACGGTGCCGCCTTTGCCAGGAATAAACTCATCGACATCGCCACTGAACTTGAAGCCCAGTAGTCACCTTCGCTAATCACCCATGACACAAGAACAACAACACCCCATCACCGTACCGCCGGAGTTGCGTCGGCTATGGGCTCAGCAAGCGCAGAGGATTAACCCTCGTGATCCCGTGGAGTGGATGCAATACGTCTCAGAAAAGGCCGCTCAATGGGGCGCAGACACTGAGCTGAAGGCGTGCTGTGAGTGGATGATACGCATGGGTTACTGGGGCGACGACGGCAAAGCCATTCCGGCTTTGCGCGCCGCCCGCCGCCCCAAGCCGCCGAACCTGAAGGAGCAGGCGCTGTTGAAGCTGAAGGAACTGCAAGCATTGCTGCAGTTTGAAAACGTGGATTCGTCTTGCATTCGCCGCGCCCTTGAACAACTACCCGACTACAAAAGTGAGGAACCCTAATGAACTGGCAGCCCATTGATACTGCTCCACTTGACGGCACAGAGATCTTGGCCACTGACTACGACTGCATTGACATCATCCACAGTGAATGTCGTCACTGGGAAAACCGCGAAGGGGAGTTCTTCTACCCATGCTTTTGGCAGCTACTACCAAACGTCCCCAACTTACCTGAACCAACAAGTGAGGAGAACTTGGATGGCTGAACTTTCACCCGCCGCGCAGGCAGTGCTGGACGCTGCCAACGGTGCTCAATGCTATGGCCCCGACGACTGCCTCAATGAATCTCGCTGGATTGCTGCTGCCGCCCTGCGAGCTGCTGCGGATCAGGTGGTGCCGGAGCCCGACGACTGGGATAAAGACAACTTCTCGACCCAGGCATTGCGGTTGCGTTGCGTTATGCGCGATCAGATCCTCGCCATCGCCACCGAACTTGAAGCCCAGTAGTCACCTTCTTTTCTATGTCTGAACACAACTGGTTAGAACCGATTGATCGTCGCATCAAACAGGTGCGGGAAGAAACGGTAGCTATCAAAAAGGAAACTGCCAGATTGCAAGCCTGGAAGGAATACTGCAAAGCCAGCCTTGACCTGAGCAATCAGGACGATGTTGGTGAAAAGGAGGCTGCTGCCTTAGCCGCTCTTGATCGTCTTTACACCGAGAATGCCGATGGTATGAAGCGTCTTGCTGACTCGTAGTTGCCTTCAATAAGGCACATACAAGAAAACCCCCGGTGCCCTTCATGGGGGCGTTGGGGGTTCTCCGTTCGCGCGGTTCTTTAACTATAGCATATTTTTCCAAGGATCCCCGACGGATTGCGGGACCTCGTTGTTGTTTTTAAAAGTTTCTTGAGGGGATGCAGGCGGCGTGGGCACTAATTGACGGGCTTGAACTGCGCTCGAAAGCCACTGAACTTGCTGTTTTAGCACAGCGTTTTCTTTGATCACTTCTTGAGTTTGGCTATCCGCCCATGCCTGAGCATTCTGCGATAGCTGGTTGAGCACTTGCTCAGGATGATCAAACGAGTACACGGCGCCCATCGGCGTATCGATCCTCTGACCGCCGTTCTGAGGTGAAATCAGGCTCTCAAGCAGACGTTCCGCTTGTTCGAGTTCTAGTTCCGCGTGGAAAGCAAGTTGCTGCGGAGACACAAGCCCTTTGAAGTTTTCGTAACAGTAACTGAGTGCCTTAGATACTTTTGCTGCTCTCTCCGCTTCTGACTTCTCTTTGTCTTTCTTTGATGAAATCAGGGCGAGACTTACCGTCGAACCGCCGGCAGCGGCTCCGATAATCGGCCAGACGGTCGGATTTTGAATCAAACCAGCAACCGCCAGACCTAAGCCAGCGGCTGCCGCGATCAGGTTTTTATTGATTGTCATTTGATGGTTTGGGATCGTGCTCAGCGAATGCTTTGTCCCACACGTTCGGGTTTGCCGCGAAGTCCACTGGTGAAGGCAGACGATTGGCGCCCCGGTTGCGGGGATCCGTGGTTGGATCGTACGGCTTGATTATAAGCCCTTGTATCACAGCCTTGCCATTAATAAACTTGGACTGAACACCCGGCACTTTTAAAACGTTGTTAGTCGTTTCCCGTAGTCGATCAACAAAACGAGGTTTGGCAATCGTACGGAACCCGTTGCACTTGGCAAAGTTGCAGTAGCTGGCATAAACTTCCGTGAAAGCGTTTTTAACGTACAGACCTTTCTCCTGTTCGTCGATATTCGGCTTGAGGGCTCCGGCACCTAGAACTGTGTACGAGCTGGGTGCGTACATGGTGCACTCTGCAAGCCACGCCACGATCGGGTTGTTGAAGATCAGCGCTTCAATGTTTGTCGTGTTCAGCGTGGGAGCAAACTTAGTTGGGTTAGCCAGCACTTCACGCATTTGATCGTGTCCCATGGCAAGTGCCCAGGCGGCAATGTTCGGCAGCTCAGGAGCGAACTCGCCTTCAATGTGATCAGGGAACACGCTGATCAAATTACGGCGCTTGGACGCGTTAACCACGTTGTTCATCACGATGGTCAGGCGCCGACGCTCCAGACCGCTGCTGATGTCAGAGCTGCTGATGTGCTCATTAGACGCAATCGAAACCAGCAGTTCGGGCTTGAAGTTGATGACTTCTTTGCCATACTTTCGCTCTGCACGCAACGTATCACTTGCTGAGGTCAGCTTTTTCAGGGTGTCTAGGCGACGGCTGAAAGACGCTTCGTCAGTCAGGAGCAGCAAGCGTTTGCCGATCAGACTGTGCCCTTCGAACCGGTTGGTCTCGATGGTCTCCAGGTCGGAAGTGTGTGTACCGGTATATCCAGCCAAAGCGATGAGCACCTGTTGCAGCGTGGACTTACCGGAGCCACCAGCACCGATCAAGTGCAGGAACCGTTCACCGGTCGAGTAACCAACAAGCACAGCCCTGCAGAATGCACGAATGATCACGACGTTATCTTTGCCGACCGCCCATTCAAGCCAGGTCGAAAACTTGGGACAGTTCGTGTCTTCGCTGAAATCAAACCCGAGTCGGCTACGGAAATATAGATCGCGTTGAAACCCGTCCTGAAACTCCAAATCACTGACGTCAAGAACGCCATTCTTGAATGCAACTTTGCCTCGGTTTGAGGTCCAGATAGATCGGCGGCCCCCTTTGATTGAACGCAGCAGTCGAGCTTTCAGCAGCATGAAGATGCTGTTTACAGTGCCACTGTTATAACGCTGCAATATTCCAGTCTGTACAAAAGTATCCAGGGCTTTCAGGATGCGTCGTTTTATATGCTGCTCGTCGCTGAGAAACCAGATGCCTTCGTCTTTGTCGTAGCTAAAGAATTCGTCCAGGGAAGAGTCGTACAGAAATTCATCCCCGTAGTTGCTGGAGATAACTTCCGCGATGTCGTTCTCACTGAACGCCCGCTCATTGTTCTGCAGGTTGATGAGCTGAGCAGGAGTCTGCGGCGTGGTTGTGGCCATGGGTTCCTCCGTCGTTGTTGATGTTGTTTTTGATGTTTGTTTTGGAGTCGGCTCTTCGGTAAGACTGAAGTTGTCTACAGAAAGCACCGAGTTTTTTGGTTTTGCTTTTTTGGCTTTTATTTGATCTTTTACAGCATCCGGACAGCTATTTGCGAATAGCGAACGGTCTGCGTATTTAACTTTGCGCCAACACGCAAGCTCAGGCTCATCGGCGGCCATTGCCGCTGCAGGAAGCAGCTCATCTGCATTCGTGATCGAATTCAGGATCCGGTTGAATTTGCCATCAAGCTCTGGGGCGTACTCGTAGATAGAGTAGAACAAGCGGTGCGCCGTGTCAAGAGGAACCTCTTTTAGCGGCACGTCGTTCGTGCGGCACCAATTTGACCATCCGATTATTTCCTTGAGACCGATTGCCATGGCTAGGCTTCGGTCCTCCACGGGCTCTCCGTTCAGCATGTTCTGAACGTTCTTGCTCAGCAGCGCTTCGAGCGAACACCCAGCCGGATCGATCTCTACTTCGAGAGCTTCGGCTGCGTCCCCTTTGTCGCCGAGCTCAGTCGGCAGCGTGGCAAACACCTGAGCAGCGTTGTCGATCACGCTGCTGGGTATGAACTTGTCAGTGCAGCAGATCAGATCGGTAAGACTCTTACCGCCGTAAAACAAGTTGACCGTCTGGGTCGCTCGCTTGTCTGAACCCGGAATTCTGCCGGCGATTGTCCGTACAAACCACCGGTAAAAATCCGGCTGAACGATGTCTCGTTCGAGTCCAAAAACAAGACGAAAACGGGGCCAGTCTGGTGTGTTACTTGGCGAGTAATACGCGAACGATAGGTATTTTTTACAGACGTCAAGTTCGAGTGCTTGTTCGACTGTTAATTGAATGTCTTTTATTTTTTCCCCGTCGGCAGTTTTGCCGTCGAGTTGGTTGTCGATGTCGATGATTACGACACCTGCTTTGATAAAACCGGTATCGCCTTTCTTACGCTTGCCGTCGATTAAATGAGCAGCGCAAAGTCCGTTTCCTTCCGCTATTTTTTCGGCTATTACTTTTACTTCGTCGCTGGACGCTACCCAGTTATCGTTGAACGCCGAAAAGTTACCATCGGCTGATATCTTTCCCGTCTTAGGGTTCAAGTATTCGCGTACTTTCTTGTTGACCGAATAGCTGAACCGCATGAGACCCCTTGTGGCCCGGACATTCTGACACAGAAAACCGCAGTGCGCACCAAATACTCTGAATTAACTGATTCACTCCAGGATTGTCTGTCTCAGACGAGAATCACTATGTTAACTCGTGCATGTCGTAGTACTTGCGCACTATCTGCCACCAGTTGTCTTTATCTTTTTCGATTTCGTTTTCACCGAAAGAGAAAACCTGGACGCTGTAATCTGGCAGCGGCGTGGAAACGATTATTTGAGTCTTTGTTATTTTAATCCCCAAGCATTCTTCGGCGGCGATTGTGTACGCAGCGAGTTGAAGCTTAGTTTTCTTGAGTTTGAAAACTCCACTGATCAATGCTTTGCGTAACTCTTCAGGAATGTCAGATTTAGAGGAAGGAAATTTAGCGCTATAAGGACCTACAGACGTTTTAAAGTCTCCGAGAATTATCTCACCATTGCTGTCTTCGTAGATAATGTCGCAACAACCTGCCCAACCATGTTTTTGATTACTGTCGTAGTAATGTATGCGTCCTACGCCGTCGTCTCCTACGTATCTGTTCCACGTAGGTTGATTTAATGGTTTTTCTGACCATAGGACTCTACCGGTACCGATTAAACCGTCAACGGTTTCTGGTACGTCGGTCCAGAAAGGTCTTAAATCTTCTCTAGGATTTACAGTAATCCCACGCACATGATTTTCTACGGCCTCGTGGATCCAACTTCCCCTGGCCGCCGCAGCATCTGCTTTGCCAGGATTTAGTGCATTCCAGTGAGCTAGTTTGCGCTGCGTCTCAGCACTTTGCGTGGCAGAAAGAATCGAAGTTACGGACGGAAGAGGTACGCTTACACCCTCGCACCGATAATGACGTAGACCGTTGACTGTGACGCGAGTACTATTAGACACGTTTTAAAGACGACGATTGTCGCCTTACTTCTTTGATCAGTTTAAGTGAAAATCGTAAATTTTAAAATCTCAGTGCGATGTTAGGCGGCGGACCGTCTTCCTCTTCTTCTTCGTCGTCTTCTGAGCTTTCAGAAATATAAAACTCATCCACTTGGTACGCAAAATCTTTTTGCGTGCTTTTCATTTGTTCTTGTAAGCAGAGTCCAGCACCATACGACTCAGTAACGATTTCAGCGCAGTCTTCGGCGCTTCTAACTTCACCTTCTGGGCTAACGCACTCCTGGAGTAGTTGGTTTGAAACCAGGAGGGCGGCAATTCTATCCAGAGCACGATTTGTCTCCGTCAGTTTTTCGAGTAGTTCCCGATGAAGCTTTTCAACTTTATGCACTTTGATTTGGAGGGAGAGGCGGGACTGCCTGCCAATCTACAAGGTATTCGATATTTGTGCCATCGTACCAGTCCTCTGGGCGCCTAAAAACGAACCATGCGGATGTTACTGAGTCACGAGCTTTGCTGATCGCACTGAACTGCGGGCGTGGCGACAGAATCATCAGGTCAGAGAGCTTATTATTTTGCAAGAACTTACGCCTTTTAGTTACTGGTTCAAGGAAGCTCAATCTGTCTAACACAATTACACCTTCTTTTGCGATTGATACACCGTAATCTAAAATGTATTGAGTTTCTTCTTTTAGTCCTGTTGTGCTAGCGATCACCCAGTCGTAAATTTCGTGCTTGGTGCTCCACCACATCGGGTCAAAAACGTGCATTCCGGGCTCGTAGCTGTCAGAGCTCAGTTGAAGCTGTTGGAGTTGCTGCGCCAGCTGGGACTCGCTATCGCAGGGAAGGAGCAATTTGCCTGAGAGAGTAATATTTGATGATAGTGCTCTTACTAGTCCGTGAGGCAGTTGGTAGAAGTTTGTACTCATTCTGATGTGATTACGTTAGGAAAAGCTGAATTCTACTCTTGGTCAATGCTACAGCGTCTAGCCTTAACAAAGAGTCTTTGAGTCTCATGCGTCTGTTTGAACTCACAGCCGAACAAAGCTTCTTGCATCAACGTGTAATTCGGGATGCTGAAAAACTGGACAAGGCTGCTTTAGTTAAAGTTCTTACTGACGTGCATCGCTTGTACTTGATTAAGGGCGGTCTGTTTACTAGGTTAGTTAACTGGTGCGCTCGAAGCGGCGTTACGTTACCGGCTTTTGACGAGCTTTACGAGGTATCCGACGGGGGGCTAAAGACGGACCCAGAATCCGTCTGAATACTCAAAGCCCCAGCGCCTTAGATATTTAGTGAGAACTTCGCGATCCGAAAAATCCGGAAAGGCGTAGATTTTTCCTTTATGTGAGGCCATAACGCGACTGATGAGACGAGCGCAAGCTGCCCAACAACGTAGATCGGCAACATTATGTGTCGCGGCTGCTCGGCGGGCACGGCGGTTTTTCTTCCGCTGATACCAATCGTTCTGGGCACGCTTGCTTTTGTAGAGGATCAAGCCGAGGTTCGAAGCGAACCCGTGGTCCTCCAAGTAAATCGTGATCCAAACTTTGTCGTGCTTTGTTCTGTACGTCTTTATTTTTCTCATAAAAAAGCCTCCGCGTAGGAGGCTTGGACCTTGGCTTCTGTCTAAGTTTAGGTCAGAAATCTATTCCGAGCTTTTTTGCTTGCTCGGGGGTTAGCTCTACGGCTTTTTTTGCCGACGGAGGTTCGGCTGCTGAAGCGAGAGCTTTGGGATCGCCAGCGGACGCCAGCATTTCGGTCGATACCGCTTGCCGCGAGGCTTGGAACGCCTCTTTGAGTGCCTTGTGATCTTCGCCGAGAGGCAGCTCAATCAAGTCAGCACCAGGGATAACTGACTTAAGCGCCGAGCTTGCCTGCTCTGCACCTTTGTTCTTGAGCCACTCATTGACGTCTTTGATCAGCTGCTCTTCGTCGTCGTTCTGAGCGGGACGATCGTTGAACGCCAGAGCGTTGTAATTGATCTTGGCGCCGTCAGCACCGGTCATGGGATCACGCTCGTTGAAGGAGCGAGTCTCAAATTTAGTGCCGGTGACGACCGAAGCACAGTTGATTCGGTTGTTGTACAAGTTCTGGAAGTACGCGATGAAGTTCTTTTGGGAGGACTTACCGCTGATGATGCTGGTTGTGACGCAGCGTGGGGGAAGCAGCCGGTGCTTCGGAGTCACACCGATGTAGGCAATGCGAAGAAACTCTTCGCCTTGACGCATCCCTAGGTTTCCGTAGAAGGGGCTGAAACCCAGAAGGATGAACTCGATGGGAATGCCGTTGTCGTTACTGTCGACGATGGCTGATTCAGAGTCGACGTCAGACTTCCAACGGCGAGCTTGAAGATCAATGCGAAGTGTGTGCGGAGGAATGTTGCACAGAATTTCCGATTCGGAGAATTCGCCAGCGATAAACATGGTTCGGTAAGCGGTAGAAATCAGAGCGAGAAGTCAATGGATCCGAGGGCAGTAGCGGCTACTTTTCCTTTTTCGGGATCGGCGGCTTTGGTTGGTGCTTTGCGAGTGGACTTAGGCAGATAGAGAACTTTGTCTAGGTTGTAGTTGAGGTAGCTCTTATCGTCTTTTTCGGAAGTCGATACTCGTCCAACAGCAATAGTGGGAGTGCCAGGAGCGAGCTCAGCAAGTTGCTTACTGAGTTCATTCCATCCCGTGATCTTGAACCACTGCGTCTCGTTATCTTCGGACTGCCACGCAAGCGAACGGTTTGTTACCGTCGAATCGCCTACCTCAGCCTCGTCGCTCTTAGGACCTAGACCACCTGTGGCAACGAATAGATTCATCGCCAGAAGATCGTCGAAGTTTTCCTGAGTCACAACCAACATCGGCTGCATCTGAAGCACTCCGTCTACTGTTGCTCGGGTTGGACCCAAAGCAAGAACAGTCTGGTCTTTCTTGAGTCCGGCTAGAAGTTTGCCGACATAGTGATCTTTTTTCTGGATTAGTTGGACTTTTGTTGCGACGCGCTTGTCGTTAGACGGGAGTGCCTCTGCCAAAACGTTGAGGGTTTCTTCGTCAGTCTGCGCTTCAGAGGTGACGCGCAGTCCCAGAATGAAGACGTTCATCCTTGAGCTTCCTGTAAATCGTTGAGCGGTGTACGTTGAGTGCTTTGGCGATCTGCTTTGCAGAAGCGCCTTGGCTTTGGAAGGCTAACAGCATTTGAACGTCTCCGCTTGAAAGCTTGGTGTTTTTCTCCGCACAGTACTCAAAGTGATACGGATTTATACAGTGCGCATTCTTGCACTTAGGTTTCGGGATAACGCCGTCACGCGGTATGTCTAGATATTTAAGTATGGCTGTTCGTACGTAATATCTCTTTCCAAAAGCGTAAAAGCACGGTGTGTTATTTGTAAAGGACCCTTCCCACAGCTCGCACTGTTGTTGACTGAACTCATTGAAAGCTAATTTTTTAAAAAGTTTGGACACTGCTCCTTCAGTTGCAGCGCCGTATTTGATCTCATAACGGTCGCAATCTAAAGCACGTCCGATATCCAAAGCTTGTCCCTGCGCGTGGGCCGTATCAGACGCACATACAGGGAGCGAAAGCTTTTTGGATTTTAATTGAAATAATATGCTGTGATTTTCCAAACGTTACTTCTTCTTATCCTTATCTGCTGCTTTCTCCAAAGCTTTACGAGCTTGATTACTAAGCTCGATATTTCCTTTTTCGGCTTGTTTTAACGCTGCTTGGGCTGAGCTGCGCCCGCCTTCTGAAATCAAAGCGGCAGCGGCATTGGATCCCATTTTTCCGGGGTCGCCTGCTGCTGCGGCGGCACCCTTAGCTCCTTGACCGGATCCGGACGATATTCTTTCCTGTACGACCTGGGAAGCACGTTGCGCCGTGGCGGGAGCCTGAGGACTCGAAGGAGCCACATAAGAACCGTAGCTC